GGGGTAAGCTGCGTCCGGGAAATCGTGAGAAGCAGTCGCGTGGAGCGTCTCTAGACCAAGGTGTGAGAAAGGTGCTCCTGTCCCTTGCACGTAAGGGATTAGTTGCATCTCAACCCAGTTTTAATAGAGCTGGGCGGTGGCTTTCTTACATGGCGGCTGGCTCGAAGGTCGACTACCGCACAATTTTCTTTGCGACAAGGGATTCGCATGGAAAACTGCAGTATAGATCTCGTGAAGAGATTGTGACCATGTTCGATTCCGTGTACAAATCTGTGGCGATGGATCCTCTCTATCATGAGTATCTCCACGAAATCGAAATGTCCGAACGTGAGAAAATTGGACCAATGTCCATGTTCGAACCATGGGAAAAAGACGGCCCTAATAAGGCTAAAGCGGTCTTCCGGGATAAACCACAGTTGCCCGGCTTTGATGTTGCTGCTTGGGGAAGGGCTCTCGACCGGACCCAGTCACTCGTCAAATCACAATCTTGCGAACTGATTTCTCCTATGGATGCCATTAATGGCACAGGAGCTGATACGTATGATGGGATGGATACTTCTACCAATTCCGGAACTCCGTGGTGGCGTCGTAAATGGAAACCCAGTGGCGGCGCGAACGGCGAAGCAGGTTCAATCGGTGAGGAAGAAGAGACCAATCTCGTTTTTCAGTGGTATAAGAGTAGGGTCGAACAGTTAGTACCGCTACTCTCGAAGAAGGTAGACATCAGTCAGTTACCGTACTGGTATGCTACCGCTTCGCAGCGACTCGTCCAGCGGGGGCCTAAACCCTTCGATCCCAAATCGAAGCGTCTAGTCGAAGCGTATCCAAAGGAAGAGGCCATACTTTGCAAGATGTTCACTTTAAATGTCATGCAAGCTATGCGGGAAGTGAAACTCCCGGGAGGTAATCGCCTTATGTGTGCATGGTTCGATTTGCCTACAGTGGACACGAACATGCAATACATCTTGGATCATGCCGCTAAGAATTCATGGACTGTAAATTCTGGCGACATCTCGAACTTTGATGCAACCGTCCCTCCATGGGTTTTGTGGGACGTCGGACGAATGGTCGCCACGTGGGTAAAAGGTGGTCAAAATTTTGTCGAGAATCTGGTCAAAGCAATGGTGTACAGAACCATACTGATTACACCGAGTGGTTTGCTTGGTCCAGGTCCATCGTCAATGAAGTCGGGCAGTGGTCTAACCAATCTGTTAGGATCATTAGCTAACGCAACTATGCAGTTTTACGGGGAAGAGATAGGTCTTTATTCTCTTAGTTGCCTCTCCGTACTGGGCGATGACTTCATCTCCTGCGGGAGTAATGTTAATCCGGATACCACCTCACTCACTTTCGCTTCCTTTGGCATGGAAGCACACCCTGATAAACAGTACTATCAGCCTAATACACTGCAGTATCTTAAGAGACTACACGTACGTGGTTTACCTGGAGGTATTGCATCTGTGTATCGGACCTTGGGAAGCTGTTTGAGTCTAGAACGGCTTGCTGTCAAACCCAAGGAGTGGAATAAGTTCGCCTACGTCGTTCAGGCGCTCTCCAAGCTGAACAATGCTCAATTTAATCCTGGTTTCACTGATCTCGTCACATTCCTAGGTACTGGAGACCGTTTGCATCTAGGAGCGGAGATGACTCCTCAAGAGGTTGTATCTAGCAGTGGAAGTGCTGGACAAAAGATTTTGATGGAGGACGCGCGGCATTCCTGGAAGCGGATGGGTGACGACATGAGCTTTGCTAATTGGCCGGTTAACGGGG